GTGCTAGAGATATTCAATTAGATGCAAAAAATATCTCAGAGTGTTCAGCACAATTATATGCTAAGAATAATAAAAGAAGGCTATCACACGGAGGTTATAGATTCCTAAAAAAAGATATATATGATTCTGGTGACTAATCCTTTAAAGAAAACACTAAAACTATATATCAACAATTAGATGACAATGGTAGTATAATAGCTGAGTTTGTAGGGTTTTCTGGATTAGATGCTACAGGTGAGTTTAAGCATAGTAGTGTTATATCAGCAATAAGTAGAGGGCAGAAATATAGAGGATTTACTTTTAGAGTTAAACCTACTCCGTATATGTATAAAAGTGATGAAATTCTAGTATAGGGGGATCATCACATTTTAAATCCTTGGTCAATACTTTTAGAGCCTCCTCAATTTTTTACCAAAAATATTTTTACTATCACTAATTAATAATTTTATAATTAGTGGAATTTGACTATCTTTACACAGGTTTAACCTAAAACTTAAAGCTATGGCTAAGAAGATGACAGTAAAGACTACCAAAAAAGGTGGTGGTAAGAAATGCTAGGTAACTAGTATTTTTAAGATAGAGGGTTGAGATATACTCTCTATCTTATTTTCAAGAACTATAAAAAATATAAACAATGATAGAAGTAATAGGATATAGACTTTATAAAGTCAAACTAGATCCAGATAAAGGAACTAAGATAACAGAGAAATACGTTAAAGGAGTTACTAAGAATAAGACCTACTCAGAGACTCTATTTAAAGAACTATCTAAGAGGTTAAGAAGAATAGCTTTACTACAAGGAGTTAGAGTTGATTTTCACTTTAGAAATCTTAGATATGGAAAATGAAATGAAAGAGTTTATCGGTAGGAATACTCCATTAGTTGTTAGAAAGCACACTAAAAATAATTCTACAGAGAACTTTACAAGTTATAAATTACCTACAGATTCTGGAGAAGAGTTGACAATAACATTTACAAATAGTTGGTTAGGAAAATCTCCTATGATTGAAGAAGTAAAGGTTAAAGATGGTTCATTAGATAGTGAGAGTCCTATGATTGATATGGGTCTTGACTTTGCAAGGAAACTAGATAGTGCTAAGTCTAAAGAGAAATGGGTTCAAGTTATTCCTGCTAAGATAATCTTAGATAAGTTTCCTACTCATATAGCAATTACTAATAACAAAGTAGCTGCAAATAAGTATATGAAGATCAATAGCCAGAGCATCTACAATGGTAAGCTTCATACTTTTTCTAGGGCAAACGCAGTGAATAATATGCACAAGTATATTTCTAAGTGTATATCAGAAGCTAATGTAGGTAAGATTAACTATCCAGTTCAATTAGTAGTACGTATATATACAGTTATTAACCATGATTGTATAAAGAGATACAAAGATGAGATTCATTGGAATGCTCCTAAAGCTGATTACGTTCCTAGATGGGATGAAGATAATCTAAGATCTATTTGGGAGAAATGTATCAAAGATTGTATCACTAAAGCTGGTATCTGGGAAGATGATATAGTAACTAACTGTAGAGGTATAGATTCTCTAGTAGAATTTGTAGATAACATTGAGGATAGAAAAATAGAGATTAGCTTTAAAAGATTGTAACTATGGAAGTATTTAAAGTAAGAAACTCAGAAGGATTATTTTGGGAAGGACATGCTAGATGGAATTTTACAATTAATGGTAAATCTTGGAAGAAAGCAGGACATGTTAAATCTGCTATTACAAATGCTTCATCAAATATTTTGGATGATAGACATAGAACAGTAGGAAAAAGACTTCCAGAATACTTAACGAATTGCGAGATCGTTAAATTTGAACTAAAAGAAATTGAAACAATTAAGATATGAAAATAGATATAGGAAATATTCAAGTAGGAGATAGACTGTTAATGTACAAATCCTATGTACAACTTCTTAAACCTATTCTTGGTGGAAATTTAGGAACTAGAAGTGTAGATGTATTAGCTGCTATTATGTATTACACTAATAAGATTAAAGGAGAATATAAGAATAGTACAGAACTAAAGAGAGCATTAGGAACTCAGAAAGCTAAATCAGATATTAGAGATCTAGTTCCTGAGATGTATAAGGATAGTAAGAAACCTTTTATGCACTCTGTAGATGAGAAATACTTTCAAGTTATTACTACTGATCTTAGAAAGAGAGGCTTCTTATGTGAGGATAATAATACTAACATGAGAGAGAAATCTATAATGCTTAGGAATGCTAAGATATTCAATATAGCATTTAGTGAAGATACTGAAATAGAGCTATCAATGAAAGTAGTCAGTAATGAAGGCAATAGATGATAACAAGGATATAATAGAGGCTGTAGCTAAAGAGTTCAATCTTGATCCTAAGTATGTAACTAAAGTAGTTAAGTTCTATTATAGGAGTATAGGTAAATTTATTGAATCTCTTAGTCTTGAGAATCCAGAAGGATTTAGAGAGATTAATCTACCTTCTTTATTTACTTTAGTTCCTACTTATAAAAGGGCTTTAAAGCAAGTAAAGAATCATAACTTTAATAGGACTATGGCAAAAAGACCTCTTATAGATATGGAGACTTTTAAAGAAAGAGCTTTGAAGGACATTGATTCAATTAAAGAGGAATTGAGAGAGAAGAGAAAGATCTCACAATCTAGGAATAACAGATATAATAACCATAGGAACAAAATTAACGAAAAAAGGAACAATGAAAATATTCACAATGGAGCATCAGATACCAGTAATAGTACCAGAGATGCTGATGATAAAAGAGTTTAGAGATGTTTGGGATAGAGATACTGACCCAACTAAGAGGGTAGCTACTAGAGAACTCGCTTATATCTATTTCATGGAAATTTTTGATTCTGTCTATGACCAATATGCTCCAGACATTAAATCTGACAAAGTAGTAAAGGATGTCATTAGACCAACTAAGAAGGAGGACTTTAATGCTAATGATAAATTGATACTTGCTGCTAGAGCTAAGCTGCAAGAGCTACAAGTTACTCCAACTTATCTATTCTATATTGACCTAAAAGATACTCTAGGTAAGATGCAGGGAGCTTTAAAATCTTTGGATTTCTCTAAGGATGTAGATGGTAAGGTTATGGAGAAGTTCTTAAATATTCTGAAGAAATCTGAAGATTCAATAACCTCCTTAAATAAGATAAAGGAATTAGCCATTAAAGAGTCTACTTCTTTTGAGAAAATTAAAGGAGGTAATAAAGTAAACAATAGAGAACGTCACCCTAAAGACAGACAATAATGCCTAAAGAGAAACATATAGAAGGGATTGATCCTAAGATAGCTGTAGACTGGGGACTTCCAGAATCAGAAAATCCTGTTAGAAATACTGTTCATAGATATTTGAAGTTCAAGGACTCTTCTGTATTCTCACCAGCAGCTAATTTCTTTAAGAAACATAAGTGTTATACGTTCGCTTTAGAAGGAACTATTGATTATGATAATTTCTGGGATGAAGAAGAGCGTAGATGCTTTGATGGATTTACAGTAGGAGGAGTTAGAATAACTGGTAGACATTACTATTATCTTAACTATTGTCAGATTAAACTTATTCCAACTGATGAGAAGACTGGAAGACCTACATCTCAGACGAAAGTAAAGAGTTTCCCTAGATTCTTAGATCATAATTACTATTACTTATTAGAGTTAGAGAAAAACTTAGCAGAAGGCCCTTGGAAATCAAGTGCTAAGAGAGGTAATGTAGTTACAAAGGGTAGAAGGAAAGGCCACACTTACATTATTTCTGGAGCTATTTTCTCCTATAACTATACATTTATACCTGAGAGTATGAATATGTTAGCAGCTGGAGAGAAGGATCACTTTAAAGTAACTCTTGATGCTATCCATGACTCCTTGAATAATACTAATGAGAATACTGCTTGGGGCAAAAAGAGGCTTATAAATCAAAGATTACATCTTAAATCTGGTTATTTAGAGCAAGATATTAACGGAGTGTATGTAGAAAAAGGGTATAGATCAGAAATGAGGGCTATTTCATTTGCAGATAATCCATTTAAATCTATTGGTGAATCTTGTACAATAGTAGCTTTTGAAGAAGCAGGTAAGTTTGATGGATTAGTTAAATCTATTGGTATTACAGAACCTACATATAGAGAGGGGGAGACTATGATAGGTATTCCGATATGTTACGGATGTGTGTGTAAAGGGACTAAGGTATGGACTAACGATGGTAAGTTAGTTAATATAGAAGACTTGCAACAATCTGATGGTATCTTAGGATATAATGGTAATGGTGTTAATAAAGAGCCTATTATTGGCATTAACCCTCCAGCACAAAAAGAATGCGTATCTATACTATATAATGATGGTACTTCTTTAGATTGTTCTATTGACCATCCTATTGTAGCTAGAACTCATAGAAAAGACAAATTTCTTTATGCAATGAGAGCTGATAGTCTTAAAAAGAATTTTCAAGTAGCTAGTATAGATAGTGTAGGTATTTTTGGTATAGAACACATCAAAGATGCTTATATGATTGGATTAATGATTGGTGATGGGTATTATCCAAATACAGGACAGTTCTCAGTATCAATAGATTCTCAAGAAGTATTAAATTATATAAATGATACTTATGATAGTTATAAAATATCTAAATTCTGGAATACTGCTTCTGGATTCTATACAGAATTAAGATTTTCTCACACTATGTTAAGAGAAGAATTTAAGAGATTAGGACTTATAGGGCAGGCAAAGTTTAATAAGCGACTACCTAAAGATATACACACATTTGATAGAGAAAGTATTTCTAATATACTTGCTGGATTATTTGATGCAGATGGTAATATAAACGCTCCAGCTAAAGCAAAAAATGGTAGAATAGTACTCACTAGTGTAGTTAAAGAGTTAATAGAACAAGTTAAGTATGAACTACTACGTTTTGGTATTCATAGTACTATTTGTAGAGAGAGTAGAAATACGTTAGCTAGTGAAGAGTATAAAGGGCAACAAGATTACATCTATAGATTGTATATTAATAAGAAAATAGATTGTGAGTTGTTTTATAATCAAATACCTATTAAGAATACTAATAAGTTAAGGAACTTAAAATTGATACTAGAAAGAGATACTAATAGAAACTTTGGTATAATTAAAAATACTAGGTTTAAGTTCAATCCAGATTTCCCAAAGTGCTCTAGTTTAGCAGATAAAGATATGTTAGGATTAAGGCATAAAACTATAGTATCTGTAACTAATATAGGTATGAGAGATATTTATAATCTTAATGCTGGGGATACACATACCTATATAGCTAATGGTATTGTCACTAGTAATACTGGTGGAGATATGAGTAAGGGTACTAAGGACTTACATGAGATCTTTTATGATCCTAAACAGTTCTTAATGCAGGAATATGATAACATTTATGATAATAATGCTAGTGGTACTTGTGGTTACTTTATAGATTCAGCATGGTTCTACCCATGTATAACTAAAAAGGAGTATGTGATTAATGGAGAAACATATCCTATAGGTACTTTAGGAGTAGATGCTCAAGGTAACTCTAATAGGAGGATTGCTTATGCAGTTATTATGGAAGAACGTGAGTCTAGGAAGAATAATAAGAAAGCTTATAATGACTTCTTAACTCAATATCCATTAACTCCAGCAGAAGCATTCTTAAAAACAGCAGGAACTATCTTTGACACTATTACTGCTAATATGAGATTATCTGAAATAGAAGCTCATAAAGAACGATTTAGAAATGCAAGTGGTGTAGGAACTATAGAGTTTGATGGTAACTCTAAACCATATTTCAAAAGTAATAGAGATTTATCCCCTATATATGAGTTTCCTTTAAAGGATTGTGTAGATAAGGTAGGATCTATTATTATATATGAACATCCAGTACAGAATGAGAATGGTATTATTAAAAAGAGATATGTAGCTGGTATAGATAGTTATGATAATGATGCATCTGGTACTAACTCTATGGGATCTATAGTATTATTCGATAGACTAACTAGTAAGATAGTAGCTCAATTTAAAGGAAGACCTAGAGCTGCTGATTTTTATGAGACATGTAGAAGATTACTATTATACTATAATGCTACTGCTAACTATGAGAAAGCTAACTTAGGTATCTATAATTACTTTGATAAGAAAGGATTTCTACATCTACTCTGCGATCAACCAGAAATAGTAAAGGAGATGGGATTATCTAAAGTTACTCTAGTAGGTAATAGGAGAAAAGGAACAGCTCCAGTACCAGCAACTATTGCATTTGGTTTACAAGAATATAAAGCTTGGACTGAATCTGTTGCTTATGGTGAACCTAAAGATAGTGAGATAACTAATATGATGAAGATTGAATCTGAATCTATTCTTAAAGAGACTATAGCTTGGGAAGAGGTAGGTAACTATGATGATATTTCAGCAATTGTAATGTTATTTATTTATATAGCGGATCTAGCTAAATTTAAACTAGAAGAAAACAAAGTAGCTTTATCTCAATATGATTGTTCTTTTTTTAAAAGGAAACTTATTTAAGTTGTATATTTGTCTAAATATATTTAATTATGCTAGTAAACAGATACGACTTTCCTATACAAACAATAAACAAGTCTAAGAAAACAGATAAGTGGTATAAGAAATGTGTTGATGCAGCTATAAGTATGGCTGGTACAGAAGGATCTAATATAGCTAGATTTTCTAGGGAAGAAAGAAATGTTCTATATAAACTAGGGATAGATGAGTTAGATCCTAGAGATATGGCTAAGACTTTTAATCCTATGCAAATAGAAGATATGAAAGATTCTTTTAAATCCATTCGTAATGTTCCATTTGAGCAAGGTATATTTAAATTACTTAAAGGAGAGGAAGCACAACGTCCTTTTAACTATCAAGTAAAGAGAGTAAATCCAGAAGCAGTATCAGAGATTAACGAGAATAAACGTAAGATACTTGTAGACTTTCTAACTCAGAAGGTAAATGCAGAACAGATAGAGCCTGAGAAAGTAAAAGAAGAGATAGAAGACCTAATGGATACTATTTCTAACTATAGAGATATTAAAGCAATACGAGCTAAGAAACTCCTTAATAAACTTGAAAGAGATAACGATCTATCAGCAATATTCTCGAAGACATTTGACTCTAAACTATATGTGGGAGAAGAGGTAGTTTTCTGTGATTTTGTAAATGGTAATCTTAAAGTTCAGCATGTAAATGATCTTAACTTATTTCTTCTTGGAACTGGTACTACTAATAAGATACAGGATAGTGATGTAATAGTCTATGTTGATTATCTAAATCCATCTCAGATAATATCTTACTATAGAAAAGATCTAACAGAGAAGGAAATTTCTAAGTTATACAAACCTGATAATAGTGATAACAAATCACCTTATCCAGAGTATATGCCAGTTGCTCCTACGTACATTGAGACAGCAGATGGTAATGTTATTTCTTGGAATCCTGATAGCAGTTCATTTGATACTATTGGGCCTTATATAAATGACTCTGGAGATATTAGAGTTATTAGAGTATTCTGGAAAGGTAAAAGAGAAATACAGATAGTAGATATAGTAGATGAGTCTGGTAATGTAGCTACAGAAATGTTTGATGAAAGCTATAAAGTAAGAGAAGAGCTGGGAGAAATTCTAAAGGACACTATTTATATTGACACTTGGGAAGAAGGTACTTTGATAGGTAGTGATATTTATGTTAATATGAAGTCTTGGGAGGGCAATGTATATTCTAAGACTGACTTTACTTTACGTGCACATCCGTTTATAGGTTATATAGAGAATCTAAATAATAAAGGTGCTGTATCACTAATGCATACTATTAAGAATATCAAATATCTATATAACGTAGTTAACCATGAACATGAAATAGCTATAGGTAAGAATATAGGTAATGTAGCGGTTATAGATATGGCTTCTATGCCTAAACAAGAAGGTTGGGATATAGAAAAAGTATATTACTATCTTAAAGCTGCTAACATTAAATTCATTGATACTAGGGATTCTATAGTTGAGGGTAAAGTATATAATCCACCAAATGTAGGAGGATCAGTAAATCTATCTCAATTAGAAAGTATCAGATCTCTTGCAGAAGTATTAGATCGTTTACGCAATGAGTTATATGAGATTACTGGTGTTACTCCACAAAGATTAGGTCAAGTATCTAATAGAGAAACTAAAGGAGGAATAGAAAGATCTGTACAACAATCTTCTAATACAACAGAGCCAGAATTTAAATCCCATGAGAGATTTAAGATAGATGTTTATAATAATCTCCTAGAACTATCTAAGATATGGGCAGCTTCTAAGACTATAAAACTATCTGATTGGTCTGATGATTTCTTTCAATTTATTGATGAGATAGATGGGGAAGAATTTGCTGAAAGTGACTATGGTCTAAGTGTATCTGATTCTTATACTGATATTAGACTTAAAGGTATTATTGAGGAGATGGCTCCTACTCTATTACAAGCAGAAGTTATACCTTTGTCAGACTACTTAAATATTATAGAGAATGATGACATTAATTATTCTTCTATGGTCATAAAAAGAGCTGAAAGACGTAAAGAAAGAGTGGCTCAGAATCAGGCCAAACAGCAGCAAGATGCAGAAGCTCAAATGAAACAAGAAGCCTTAGCACATGAACAACTTATTTATGAGAGGGGTGTACAAGTTAAGCAAATGGAACTTACTAATAATGAGCTTATACAGAGACTTAAAAATGAGAATGCTTTAGAAATAGCAGTTTACTCTTCAGAAGTTAAGCAGAATAAAGAAGAGATAGATCAACAACTAGCTATAAATAAGCAAGATATAGAGAAGATTAAGAACTCTACAGATGCAATGCAGAAACGTAGAGAGCTTGATATTAAAGAGAAAGAAGTAAAAGTAAAACAAACAGTTGCAAACAATAAGAGTAAACAATAACATAAAACACAGAAGAAGATGGAAGAACAATTGAAGGTTAGAAAGAAAGAGATACTATCAAGTCTTAGAGTTCCTAAAGGTTGGGTGGCAATTCGTCAAGACATTATAGAGGTGAAATCCTCTACTAAGTCTGGAATATTTGTACCATCTAGTGTAGCATTAGATGACTTTGATGTCAGAAATAGATTAAATATGGAGGAGATACATCCGTATAGTGGAATAGTTGTTGCTTCTGGAATTGAGGATGTAGAAAAAGGTGATAGAGTATTAATAAGCAAAGTGTGTCACGATAACTATTCTGCTCATATTAAATTTGCTGGTGAGATATTTAAACTAATTAGAGTGGGAGATATTCTTAGTTATGTTAAAGAAGAAGATCTTTATGAGTAAGATAATGGAAATATTTACTGGTTGGTATGCTCTTCTATTTAAGGATAGTACTCCAACTATTAAAAATAGACTATCGACTTGTAAACAATGCTTAAATAGAAATAGAGTGTTGAATACTTGTAAGAATTGTGGCTGTTATGTACCAGCCTTATGCTATTATAAACATAGTAAATGTAAGGAGTGGAATGAAAAAAACAGTAAAGTGTCTGAAATGTAACTACGTAGGAGTTTATGAGGGTTGCTTATGTACTTATAAATGTCCTATTTGTAAGACTAAAGGTGAAGCAGTAGTTAAAGGATAAAAATTATTAATTAGTATTGAATACCTAATTTAAGATAAACATTTGTATGATAGATTTAGATGGCTTACTATCTGATGATAGTGATTTCTTCTATGGAGAACAAGATAAGTCCCCAATAGTAGAAGAAACAGATGAAAAAGAACCTGCTGTAAAAGCAGAAGAGAACATTGAAATTACTGACGATAAGTTAGATGATGAGAATACAGAGAAAGATCCTTCTACTGAGGATGAACCTCTTGAAAATTCTCCTAATCTAGTGTACTTAAATCTTCTTACTGAGAAAGGTATTATGCCTCAGTTAGATGATGAGACTCTTACAGAGTTTAAGAACTTAGGATTTGAAGAACAAACAGAGAAACTATTAGAGTTCTACGATACTACAGTATTAGAGAGAGCTAACACAATGGTTAGAGAGTATGTGTCTGAATGGCCTACAGAACTTAAACTAATTGAAGAGAATTATAAAAATGGTATGGATGTTAAAGATGCTATTAAATATGCACTTGAAGCACCTGCTGTTTATAATCCTACTTTTGATACAGAGAGGGATGAAGCTCTTGAGAAGAAACTAATTGTAGATGAATATCTTAGATTAGTTGGAGGAGATCAAGCTAAGGCAGAGATTCTATTTAGTTTTGATTTTGAAAAAGGAGTTACTAAAGACAGAGCTATTGAGATTAGTAGAACTAAACATGAACAGTGGACTAATGCACAGAGAGAACATCTTGCTACACTAGAGCAGAATAATGCTAAGCAGATTGAGATGTTTAATGAGAATAAAAGAAAGTACTCAGAGTTTCTAAAAGGAACTGAGGAACTTCTTCCAAATCTTAAAATTTCTGCAGCTGATAAGTCTAAATTATTTGATGCTAGGTTTAAGCCAGTTCAAACAGATAATGGTATTACTACGGCATTAGATAGTAAGATAAGTAGTAATCCAGAACAAGCTAATGCTATTATGGCTTATCTATTTGTTGAACTAGATATTCTAAATAAGCCTGCTAATATAGAGAAATTATATAAGGTAGGTAAAACAATACAAACCAAGTCTGTTATGGATACTTGGAAGAATACAAATGCTGGAATAACTAATAAGTCAGTAACTAAAGTATCTAGTACTAAGAAGTTATCCGATTATGATTTTAGCTAACAAACAACAAAAAACAATTTAAAACAATAACGTATGTCACTACGAATGTCCGTAAAACAGACAAGTCCAAAGACTATTAATTCTGGGCTTGTTACGACTGATTCTCTCAATGCCTTAGGTATCGGGAATCCAGTCACATTAGATAAATTTATTACTTTGGAGTATAAGAGTAGATATGGCTCAGAAGGTTTTTCTGATTTCCTTTCTACATCTGGTAGAAAAAAAGTAGTATCTAAAGCTGAAGATGGTATCTACAGATGGAAACTTCAAGGAGCAACTGCTAAGTCAATTCCGCTTACTGAGTGTTTGATTGATGGTAATGCAATTGATGCTAATTCAAAGATTGGTATTGGTCTATCTCGTTTTCAACTCGTATTTCCTGATGCATACTTTTCAGATGTAGATTTGATGGTAGGTGAGAAAGGCTCTCGTGTTGGACAGATCCGTGTAGTAGGTGAGCCTCGTCCTTATGGTACTGGTTATATCTATGAATGCGAATTGATTACTAAGTCTCTTGACTTCTATATGTCACCAGATAACTTTGAA